TAAATGCCAGCCCTGATCGTCACTCAGTTCAATGACCGTTGGGCGGTCTGTGCCATTTCCCCACAGACTGAAACCGGCGTTCATCGCGGAGTTGTTACCACTCGATAACGTCAGTGTTTTTCCGTTGCCGGCACGTAAGATACCATTAGTGAGAACATCAACTGACATGTGCAGCCAGGAGTTGTCGATATAACCGACCAGGGCATTATTGGCATAAAGGCCTAAAACGCCGTCACTGTGCCACTTAATCCCGGTATCGTTATCACCGAGCACAATCGAATTACCACCAAGCGCATTGTCAGTACCAATGCCTAACGGACCGTTTAGCTTCCCTCCATTAACTGACAGCGCTCCGACATCGTCGGGAGTGGGTTTCATCATGCTGTTATACATCGTATATGTCTGACCGTTCGTAGCGTTGGCAGGCTTTGTTTCTGAATATTCAGGAGCGCTATATAGTGTGACATTTGCATTACCGGTGTAATCATATTGCGCAATTAACCAGTACGCATACTGGACGATATTAATATAAATATCGTAAGTGTCTCCTGATGTGTTAATCCAGGCACACTCAAGAACACCGTTAGGTGAGCGTTTCCATAATGTGGCAGTAATTCCTGCAGGAGAGCTATTACCGGAACGCAGCACCAGTTCACTGATAGCCGCCGTTTCAAACGCGCCGACGTTAAAACCAGCCCCGCCATACAACTTAATCACCACGGTAGACGTGGACTGCGGCATTACAACCGTGGCGATTTTGAACCATCCCGATTCACCAAATGTAACGCTGGTAGAAGTCACAGCGCCGATAGTTCTCGCAAATTGTTTTTTGTCCGGAATATCGCCGCCATTCTGCGATTTTTGCATGGCACCAGCAGCTTGCTTTGCTGTTTCTCCCAAACCGAGGTATGTGAGAATATCCGCAATGCTGGCTTTTCCGATGATGTCGCGCCCAACAGAAGTAAGATCTGTCTGTCCGGCTGTATCATTCCCCGTAAAATACGGAAGTTTATCTGCACCAGTAGCCAGACCAGCGAGCGCCGTCAGCGTGGCATCAAGAGTCTGAAAATCCTTACCGAACGCAGCGGACATTTTGGCGATAAAGCCGCTCAGGTCACCATCATCGAGTACATCCTGCCCGCTCTTGCTGGCTGTGTACTGTGCCAGTGCTGCAGCGATGAAGCTCGCCTGACGCAGCGCTTTATTTACCTGTGCACTTGATGCCTTGCCCGCAGTAAAACCAGACAGGAGCGCCGGCAGCGCCTCCCAGTCAGGCTGCGATGTAACATTAGCACCCTTGCCCGTCGCAAACGGTTTAAAATCATTTTTAGCCATCAGAGTAATGTCCCCCATGAACCGGCATCAAACCCACTGATATATTCGTTATCCATATCAAACCCAAAAAACCTGTTTCCTTCAGAAGGCGTTTCCACCGAAGGAATTTCAATACTTCCGCCCCATACACCAGCGGCCTTTACCGTCAGATACCCTTGTCGTATCGCAGCAATAAGTTCGAGAGAGACCGATGAAATATCTGTTTCAGGAAAAACCCAGATACCTATGGTCATGTCCTGGTTATCGACGATCTGCATCTTCAGACCGGCCCCGTCCAGTGCAGCGTCAAGAATGGGAGGCAGAGAGTCGTTTCTTCCGTCCCAGTTGTTAATTGCTATCTTCGTTTTTAGAACGATGCGATAGGTTTCATCGCTCAGCGAGGTATAACCCGAATCCGGATCATATGGCCCCTGCCAGACGCCCTGGTCATATCCGAGTCCGTCAGTGTCCCAGCTGAAATAGACACCGCTTATTGGCTGGCTTACAATCCGGCTTAACCCTATCCACTGGCCGAGAATATCGAGTTGTATTCCTGTCGCATGATCAATATCAAAAGCGTTTATTAGCCCATTTATTGCGGCTGAGGTTTCAGCTAACGGCCTGGTCACTAAATCGATGTGTTCAACGAATTTAGGTTTTGTCGCATGATAGTTAGTAATTAAGTCCGTATATTTGCTCATGCTGCCACCGTAATAATGATATTTTCCGGCTTACAGGAGGCAGATTCGTCGTAAGCAATATTAATATTCGCCGCAGCAACAGCTTCCGGAGATTTGCCGATCAGCAACTCCTGAATATCGTAATAGCGCGCATTTCCACCACTGACGACCCCAAGGTTAGCAGGAGAATAAATCCGGCTCAGCAGTACCTGGTCACCAATCATCAGTCTGTTAATGTAATCCGCAACAGCCTGCTGAATCTGCACACCTATCTGAGAGGTGTACCCGGCAAAAACTTTTAAGGTAATTTTTCCGTAAACAGGGACATCAGTTGGTCGCGAAAAACTGATTATGTGGGGATTACCATATTTATCCGGTACGGTTACGGATGTTTTTCCCCAGGTCCGGACCCCCTGCCCTTTATTTCCCCGGATGGTTCTGGCTATTTCGGTCACATCACCACCATCAACAATGGCCGAGATGGAATGCGGAGGAAGCCCGTTACCGTCAGTCTTTCCTGTATCATTTTCATAGAGCTTGTGGCGCGTCACACCAGCAATATTAGCGATCGCCCCGTCCACGCCTTCAAATGGTGTGATGGATGGTATCGCGACACTCTGCCCCTGCCTGATGCGCAGTTCTGCGTCCGTTTCTGCAGGTGCGCCAACGGTGGCCGCTGCCGGGTTGGTTACTGACGTCCAGCCACGGGTCGGTGTATTGATAGTGGTAATCGTCCCGGCAGGAGCTGCAACCGCTCCGCTTTTGGAACAAATTGCAGTTGCCGTCACGGTGCCATCAACACCAATCACCACTGAATCCGGAAGACGCCAGATCACGTTATTGGTGTCTTTCACGGTGCCGTTCGTAATGGTTGTTCCTGCGGTGCCAGTGAGCAGTAAATCCACGGTAGAGTTCGTTGCACCTTTGCGCGCGATACCGTTAATTTTTACGTTACTGGTCAGCGCTGCGCCGTACCCGGTAACAGGTGAAAAGCAGTTATAGACGGAAATGGCTGTGTTATTGGCATCGTGAATAGCAAGCGCCACCAGCGCCACCATCTGGCCGTCTTTGCTGTCCGGCTCCAGATAAGCGTCACTACCATAAATCTGCTGGAAATAGCTCGTCAGGGTATCGAGTATCGTCTGGTAATCAGGCGCACTGATCCCCTCAGCGGTTACCGTTGCCGATAAGCCGAGTGTGTCCAAATTGAGGGCCATTTATGCCTCGCTGGTTACTGTCGTTGTTCCGTAGATAGTGTCGATTTCAGCGAAGAACTGGACGCGGCGCGTCGTCGTGTTCACTGTGGTATTGAAAGAGAGGATGGATTTCACGCCCCGCGTTTCGAGGATGCGCTTGCGGATCGCCAGATTGTAGGTTTCCGGCTTTTGCTTACCGAGCACAGACTGAATCCACGGTGTTCCCTCTGTCTTATCGAGGAACCACTGCCCGTACCACAATGCGAATCGTGTTTTTACCGCCTGCGCGACAGCTTCTGGCGAGTTAATCAGCCAGGTATCATCGCCACTGCCAAAAGTGTAATCACCTTCGCCGTCTTCACGTCTGTACCGCATTAGTTCACCTCATCTGTATTGCTTCCACCGTGTTGAACGCCGCCATGCGTATGGGTATTGTCGATCACCTTGCCGTTCGCTTTCACACTACCGATAAACTCAACAGCACCGGTGATTTTTGATGCAACGCCAGAAACAACGGACCCTACCATGCCGCCCAGCCAGGACAGAAGGCCGTGAATAGTGACTTTCTCCGAGAAGTCGGCCAGCGGGGTCACTATATCCAGACCGCCAGGCGCTACGATTTTAATTTTCTGAGTGGAAGGGTTGAGCTCAAAGAACGTACTTCCGTCGTCGCTACGGAGCTGCGCGGCCCCCGTACTTATTCCGCTGATTTTCTGCGCCTGCGACTGCGGCCCGACGATACAGAACGCATCCGATAAATCATGTACCCGGTCATCGACAGGCTCCTGTACCCCGCCGTTCTGCCACCAGAAATCGATGCAGCGATCGGCGAAAATCACCAGGCATTCATCACCGGCTTTCACCGGGAACGTTAGCGTACAGCCGCCGCCGCGAGGAAATACCACGGGCACATCCACCAGCAGCGGGTAAGGTTTTGTCACCCGGTTGCCGTCGTTATCGGTCTCAACCGAACGGATAGCAGGCTGTACAACCGCCGTAACCGCGTCAGGGTCGAATGACTGAATAATGCCGGGCAAAGCGACGCGGATTTGGTTCTTTGTTGTTTCCCGCTCAGATTTGAATGTTTCGGCAAGGTCGCCGCTACGGGTCTGGTCAGATACTGCCATTTAGTAGGCTCCAGAAAGCACAAAACCCGCCGAAGCGGGTTTTGTGTGACTAAGTTGATTTTTTCAGTTTATAAGTCCCATCTTACTGGCGCTTCGATAGTTAATTACATCGCCAGAAGAGCCACAAGGCACAGCTACAGTCGACATTTTGACAAATCCTTTACCGCCCTGCTTTTGGCATAAAGTGGCATGCATTTTTGCTAAACGCGCAGCATGACCAAAATCAATTTTGGTTCCGTAAGTTGAATCTCGTAGAGCTGCTTTTTTTGCAATTCCGGTAATATTTTTGTCTTTAATTACAGATGCAAACAAACTCAAATCATTTCCAATTTGATTGAAGCAAGTACGATTAATATCAACATCGGCATACGCTGAAATTCGTTTGCAATCTGAGATCTGAGAAAGCACAGATGTGTTAACCAGTTGCAAATTTAATTTGTAGTCACCGACATAGGTATAAACTTTGTTAGGGTCCGTGGTTCCTGGATAACGAGTTACGAATGGAATGCTGTTGTACGCATCTCGCAAAGATTCTGCTCCCTGACTTGTAAGCTCGTTCCCAACACCAGCAACGATAACCTCTGGGTGTGAAACTTCAAATTGAGACTTTTCTTCGCGCTGTGTTTGAAGCCTGCTTTTCTGGCTCTCCTCAACTTGCTTATCGTACGCTTGTTTTTCTTCATTTTTTTGGGATAGCCATTTTTCCTGTGCTTTAGCACCATTAGGATCCCAACTACATGAAGTTAAAAAAAAGAAAATACGATTGTGGTTATCGCAATTCTGCTCACTATTATGCACCTCGATTCATCGCTGACTGGCTAGGAATATCACTAGCACCTCGAGCAAAGCACATCATATCCATGTACCACGCCTGGCCCCTTGTGTCACCAGTATACATAATGCCTTTCACAACATAAACGCCATCCGTTGCAATGCTGGCAGGCTGCGCCGTGGTGCCGCTTAGCGTGATATTACCGTCAGTGTTCTGGTCGGTGATACGGCCACCAGCCATAGCAATATCGTTATTCGACAATGCAGTACGGTACACAGAAGCCTGATCCAGTTGAATGAGCCCGTTAACCCGGATGTTCGGGTTAATCAGCGCGCGGACGTTTACGCCGTTGCCGATAGTCTGCTGCGGCATGCCAATAAGCCCGGTGGCACTGTTGAGCACAATCGCGTCGTGAACATATTCGTTATTCGCCACCATCTGCCGTTGGCCGTCCACGAACTGCCATGTTGCGCCACATTGTCCGGCCACGTTATCCATAAGATGCCGGGTCATGCCGAACAGCACCCGGCCCCGGGGGAATACGGTAGCAGGCATTTCAGGCGTTAGGCCTTCGGTCGCGCCTTTGGCCTCGAAGTCTTTCATCAGCGCGCGGTTCACGTCTGCGACAGTGTAACCGGCCGCCAGCGTCTGCGAGGTTATGCTGGTGGCAAAAGCCAGATCCGTATCGGCTGCCTGAATCAGGACGTAGGAGTCAATGGGACTGTCTTTTCCTGTGACCGAGTAGCGAATTTCCCCACTAAAAATCAGTCCGTAGTTGCGCCCGTCGCTCTGGCCCACCGTGTCGGCGTCGACTTCCCGCGCAATGCCGACATCACTGGCTGCCACCTCCGGCGCGATACCGTCGTAACCGGCAATCAGCCGCACTTTCGAAAACTCCTGGCCGGTGATGCGGTTCACCGTATCAGCTGACAGGTTGTAGATTTTGAACGTTCCCACCCGGGACGCGCTGCTGATGTTGAACCAGTCGATCGTAAAGGTCACTTTAAAATCGCTGAGTTGAATACCCTGTCCGTTTTCGCCCACGAGCTGCAGCTCGAAATGCCTCATCCAGTTCTGTGACATGCTTACTCCGTTAATACCAGTAAATGACTGCGACCGCCCAGGTCGGTTTTCGTCGGATAATCCTGTGTACTGTCGTCACACATCACCACCAGCTTAAAACCCAGTCCCATGTATGCGTACTGTGCCAGCAGGTCGGCGCCAGTGACCAAAGGAATGCCGGAGATTACCGGCTCCCCCCTGTCGTTCTGCAGGTCCATGATCCAGTACAGGTCACGCCAGATGATGCGAATCCGCCACGTGATGCCCGCCAGGATGATGCTGAACTGCTGGTTATCCGCGGTCAGCGGAATTTCCTGAATAGTCATTAACCCAGCCCCAGAAAAGCCGCACCACTCTGCAATAAAGAAGTGTTGGGCGGTTTAGTTGTTTTGGTTCCGGTATTGAGGACTGGCGACGTGCTGGCCCCGTCCTTCATGTCGGTTTTATCCGCGACGGTTACCTGCTGCGTCTGCGAGATGAGAACCTCCCTCAGGGTGAGGACGGCGGACAAGACATTTTCGGTCGTCCTGTCGGTCGTCACCTCCAGTGCGCGGATCAGCATGTTGCTGTACAGCCGTTTGCCGGTCACCACATCGAAGGGAATACGGCTTTCCTGCAAGTCGAGTATCTCCTGATACGTCTGCTGAGGACTCAGGCCCAGTAAGCTGGTGGCCGTCAGGTTACTGGCAAAATCCAGCAACGATCCGCCACCAGCGAAACCGACCTCCATCACCACTTCAGACGGTTTTTTGTAGGCATGGTCAGCGATGGCGGCACCGACCTCGACAGGGTGCTCTGTTATCTCTAGCGTGTCGGTGTGCTTCTCTGAAACAACCACACTGGGGATAAGCACCCCAATTCTCCTGGACTGCTGATGAAAGAGAGTAGAGAGAATATCCATTAACCCACCTTCGTTTGATTGCCGCGCATGAGCTGGGCATTTGCAGACTGCTGCCGACGTTCTACCTGATTCCCCACGGAGTGCGGATCACCACCACCGTAAATGTGATAGGTGTTCTGTTGCTGGACCTGAGCTCCGGGAGCGGGCATGTTGCTTAACACCTTCGGAATGTAGTTGCGGGTTTCCTGAGGCATAAGGGCCATCCCGTGTTTCTGTACATTCCCGATCCCCCAGTTATATGACGCCAGCGCCTTGCTCAGGTCACCGCCATTCGCCCGCAGCAACTGTGAAAGATATTTTGCTGCAGCCTGCGCAGCCTTCTCCGGATCGAAAACATCATTCCCGCGCAGCCCCATATCTCGTGCAGTGCCGTCCATAAACTGAAACAGGCCTTTAGCGCCGGCGCCGGAAACTGCAAACTGATTCCCGCCTGATTCAGTGATGGCCACACTGCGCAATAAACCTTCCGGAAGCCGGTATAGGTGTTCCAGATTGGTTAGCATCGGCTGCATCCATCCCAGCAGCTCAGCGCCAGCTTTTGTTGGTTGTGGCCGCTTAACTGACTGTCCGTGTTGTTCAGGGTCATCACCCCCAAACCAGCCGCGAACCGTTCGGCCTACGCTGCGGGGATCGAATCCCCAGTGCTCTTTAATCCAGTCGGCGGCACCGTTGGCGCTGTCTGTTACCATTGGCATCGCTGACGAATTTTCGCTGCCCTGATTAAGCATCTGTTTGCCGATGCTGGCGGCATCGGCCCAGCGACCGTCTTTAATGGCATTGAGCAGGTCGGCGATCATGTTCAGCATTTTGCTGAACTCCCCCATCTGGTCGATGAAATTGCTGAAATCCCATTTCAGGGACCACGATTTGGGGTCAATGTTGAGCAGTTTCGCCAGTGCTTTCGCCAGGTCGTTAACGGTCGCTTTCAGGTCACGAACCATCTTCAGCGCGACGTCGACCTCCGGTTTCCATTTCTCCCAGTCAATCAGGCTCTGGCCGCCTTCCTTCCAGGTCTGATAGTCTTCCCACAGGAGGGCGATCCCCGCCGCCAGCGCGGTAATGAGGCCAATCGGCGACATCCAGAACGTGCTGTTCAGAATGCGCAGCGCAATCGTCAGCGCGCCGAACAGCGAGATCAGATCCCTCGTTTTCTTGTCCAGCGATTGCCACCAGGTGATAAGGTCTGATGTTCCTTCGATAAGCCGGAAGAACAGCCGACCGATAATATCCCCGAGCGCCAGGATACCTTTTATGGCTTTCGTCAGGGTCTGCTCAATGCGCGGGAAATTATCAAGGATGTGGCGCCGCAGCATGTCCAGCGAACCCGCGAGGCCACCAGCAAGATTAGAGCCGATTTTGTCACGGGCCATACCCGCCATCACGCCGAACTCGCGCAGGGAGGTCATGAACCTGTTGGAGCTTTTGGCCGCCTCGTCAGCATTGAAACCGATAGCCTTCGCCATCGCGCTGTACTGCCCGGAGAAACTGCCCACACCGCGACGCATCGCCATAAGGGTATTTTCATCAATGCCCAGCATCTGCGCATACTGGTTAGCCCGGTAATACGGCATGCTGCTGAGCTTCTGGCCGACGCCCGTAAAAATGGCGGCCATATCGCGCATATTCCCGCTGGCATCACGGGTCTGTACACCCAGGCGGTTCAGAAAGCCTTCCGCGCCGGGATTATTACGCACAAACCGGGAGAGGCTTTCCAGCGAAGTCCGCGCCGCGTCCACACTACCGCCCACCTGCGAAACTGCGTAGCCAATCGACTGAATCCCCTGAACCGTCGCGCCGGTGCGTTGAGATGCCCAGTAGAGATTATCCAGACCGGAGGCAATTTTCGCCGTAAACGCAACAACGGACAGCGCCGCACCTTCCACCGCCAGCCCTGTTTTTATGGCATTTGCGGTGACGCCAGCAAGAACAGATTCAAATTTCTCGTATCCGGCTTCATCAATATCAAAGCCAAGGGAGACGAGAAAATCTTTAATAGTCTCAGCGTTCATTATCCTCTCTCCATTTCTCAATACGGCGCTGGTTGTCAGCCTTAACGGCCAGATGGTCATTCATCAGCGCGATATCGCACAGATCGACTGATCCATCCTTCAGCGCGTAATAAGGGATTAACCCGGCGTCAACCGGGTCAAGGAGATAAGACAGCCCGTCAGGCAGGCTGTTGAGGGTTAACCCTGAGTCTGGTCCGGCGTCTCGCTGGTAAGGCTCACGGGCAAAAAATTTCCCAGCGAATCGGCGACCACCCGCGCCACCAGCTGCAGCATGGTCAGCAGGTCGATATCGTCAAACACCAACTGACCGCTGTTAAATACCGGGGTCCATCCACCCATATGTTTGCGTGACACCACAGCCAGGCAAGGATGAATAATCGCGTTGGTGTCATCTTCGGTCAGGGAAGACAGTTCATCGGCGATACGCGGCAGCAGGGTTTCAAATACCGGCTTTAACGCATCAAATTTTGCGCCATCGATTTTGCCATCTGCAGGCAGAAGAGAGCGAATGCTCCCGAAATCTGACATCATGCCCGCCAGCACCGGCAGCAGTTTGCGGGTCACTTTCAGCTGATCAAAAACGCTGAGTTTTGCCACTCGGTAATCGTGGCCTTTGACTGAACATTCCATCTGTTAAAACTCTCCGAGGATCTGGTCGATTTTGCCGCAGTCAAATACCCAGGGCATCGTATTACCGGCTTTAGCGTTGGCGTTATCCGGCTGTTTCTGGAACGCCACACTGCGCGCCGTGATGATGTCTCCGCTCACCTTATTTCGGATCACAATGACGTTGTTTCCCCAGGTACCTGAGGACTGACTCTGTGCGTTATACGCCAGTGACAGTTTTTTGTTTGTCGGCGAGGTCTTCAGCAGATTGACAGTTACCGTACCGCTTTTATCCGCGTGCAGGCTGTGCATCACTTCGCCGTCAGCACCGATGGTCATGGTGTTTTTGGGGCCGCCCATTGCAACGGTGATCCCCTCCTCTGAACTGGCGGAACCGTAGCCCAGGTCAATCTCGCCAGTCGGGCCGGAGAGGGACGCCGTGACGTCCATAAAACTGTAAGTTGAACCCATATTTATTTCCCCTTAGCGAACGACGTTGATCTGTACGTCAGCGAAATGCACTGCGCCAGCCAGCTTACAGGCAACCTGAATAACCGGTGCCTTACGGGCTTCGCGGTCTGTCTGCGCCTGCTCGGAAATCGGCTGCGCGTAGACGTAATACCCTTTTGTCAGCGTGTCTCCGGAATCCAACTGCCCGATTGGGCCACCGTTCCATACGCCAGCAGCCACCAGCCCGTTCGTCACGGACTGATCCATAGACTGCTCAACATTGGACAGAAGACGTGTAACACCCGCATCGGTCTGAGGCACTTTGGTTGTACTGGTGTACAGCAGGTTATACAGGTTGGTCTGAACGTAGTTCTGCAGCCAGTCGAGCCCGTGGCGCTCATCAAAGAAATCACCGCTGGACATGACGCCCTGCTGCAGGATTGCCGTATCGTTCTGGTAATACACAAACACGTTGCATTTTTTGGCATCCAGCGCCGCCGCCTGATCAGTCGTCAGAGTTTCGTAAGTGATCCCCGGCTCCTGTTTAAATTTCAGGGTAATGGTGGTATTGCTGCCGTTGAAATTCACCGTAAACGCGCGGCCAAATGCAGACAGCGCAGCGTACTTGCTGCTGGAGGAATACTGTACGAACGTGCGCCCGTATTTTGCCGCCTTCAGCTTGTAGGCCAGATCCCCGGTTGAAATGGCGTCAACGGTGGCGGGATCGCTGGTGGTAATTGCCAGAATGCGGCTGACGCCCGAAGCTTCTACGGCTGCAGCAACTTTCAGCCAGTCGTCATCTGCAACATCCTCTTTGTCTGCAATACCGAGACCATACCAGTTGGTGTAGCCCATTACGGCATTAACCGCATCCATCAGATTTTCAGCAGCACCCGCCTCACCCGTTGCCAGTGTTTTAGCCCAGCGACCTACATACACCTCTTTAGGTCGTGGTGACTGGGAGAAATAGACTGTTGCTGCTTCATATTCCGGGCTATCCACGCCGAAATCTGTGCCGATATCTTCCGGGGATGAGTAGAGGCGAATGCGCTCAGAAACCGGGATAACCGTTGAGCTCCCGAGAATGAGCAGTGAACCAAAGTTTCGACCAGTAGCCGCACGCGGCCCAATGATCACGTCGACATTAACGACGTTTGAGACAGGTAATCCCTGCGGCATAATTTACTCTCCGAAGAATGAAACGGGCGCATCTTGCAGCGCCAGGATGTTGTACTCTCGAACCACTTTCCGGCGCAGCCGCACTTTCATGTCGTAACGGCGTACCCACTGTTGGTTAATAAGCTCGGGGAAAGGGACAATATCGCCATAGTCAACGAGCGAGAGATCCGACTGGTTCAGCTCGGCGTTGTTTTGCTCAACCGATATTCCGTCACGGAATCGCGAAGCAATTTGCATCCCCCCCGGGCCGTAGAACGACGCCATAGCGACAAAATCCTCATGCCGCCAGAGCTGTGTTCCGGTATCGGTCTGTTGAGTGAATGCGGGGCTGTTATCAATGGGCCATTCGATGATGCCAAACGCGCACCAGTTCGTTTCAACTGGCAGCAGTGGCGGCTGATCTTTCTGCCAGCGCGGGCGAACCATCCCAGCAGGCAAGCCGGAAACGTTGCGCATCCACTGGCTTAACAGCCTGTCTAGCGCTTCGTCATAATCCGGATCGCCGCTGGTAGGCGTCAGCCAGCCGCACTGTGTGCTGGTGTTATTGCTCAACGGGAGTACCCCCATCAAACGGCAACAGTTCGCAATGAGCCTGGACGAAGCCAGCACCGTAAGCGGTATACGGGTCGACGAACGTCACACGATAATCCCGGTTCTGATACGTCACGATATCGGCATCACGGCCAGTCTGCCCCTGCGTGAGTCGCTCAGTCGTCACGATTAAAATCGCTCCGCTGATAACCTGCCCGGCCTGCATGCGGCGGTTTTCAAGAGAGCGGTCAACGGTAACAACCCCTGCAAACTGCGTTTTAACTTCGCTGTCGCTGCCGATCCCGTCCTCGTCCACCGTTTGTGCGCGACGCGTTACCCACAGGTTGAAGTCGCAAAAATCGGGGTCAAAAAGCACATCGGTTACATCAAGAGTCGGCATCTTTATCCCTCACTACATGGGTTATTGAGGCGAGATATTTGCCAGTATCGTAAAGAGGCTTAGCCAAAGTGGTGCCCGGAGATTCACCAGCAGCACGCCGCGCAAGTTCCGCTTTCGCACCTTTACGCCCACGGCGCGCACGCGCTTCAACGGTGCTATCTGCAAGCGGAGTAAAATTGGCAGCTTTGATGTGATTTTTCACCCCTCTTGCAGCCACTGTACCTGCGCGGTTGAGTGCTCTTTCCGCTCCCGCCGCATTACCATCAAGCGCAGCCTGTGCCGCAGCTTTAAGCTGTGGCATCGTCTGGTCTTCAACTGATTTAACGCCGGGTACAAGATGCGGACGTGGTGGGATGTTTTGTGCAGGTGAACCGTATTCGTTGATATACCCAATCCCGGCATTACCGAACGGCACATCATCCCGATCGCTGTCTTCCGCAGGGATACCGACCAGCACATCCTTTTTGGTTAGCGACTTTAGCGCATCCAGTATTGCCTGAGCGTTATCAACCCTCGTTGTTACACCGCTTTTGAAACTCATAGCTGGCGTCCCCCCGCACCGAACATCGTGATCAGCTGATAAAATTCAGCGCCATACCGGGTGTTATTCCAGAAGCCTGCGTCAGGGTTTAGCGTCGCGCTGGTGTCATAGCTGACGCTTACCTTGTCAACGGACTTAGAGGACTGAACACCATTGGTTGAACCGCCCGGACCGCCAACCAGCATCGCCCGGCTATCTGCCGCCCAGAGCGTCATATAGTGCGCAACGAACAACTCGGCAAAGTACGGAAACAACTTTTTGCCGGTGACGTTTTCGCTCAGTAGTTCATCGGCCAGATTTAGACGGAACTCGATTTGGACGTCGGGATATTTTGCCGGGTCAGCAAACTGCGGGAAGTCGCGGCGAAAATCACTTACTGTTGGCAGGCTTTGATTCTTTGGCATCTTTCGCCCCATTACCGCCAGTCCGGGCGGAAGTAATCTGCGCCTGCAGGCTGTCGTTCTGCTCCTGCAGCTTGAGCAGAGCGTCTTTCAGATCGGCAATCAGTTTATCTTTATCTGCAATCTGCGCCTGAAGGCTGTCAATAACGGGTTGCTGGTCATCAGTTTCATTCGATCCGCTTTCGGAAAGCTCAGCGTGCGCCCGGGTAAACCAGTGCGACGCGACATCTTCTGGTACGTTATGCCGTCCCCGGCCAAACTCCTGTTTTGACTGATCGCCGAGCGTCAGCGTAAACGGGGTGTGAACATGGATGGTAACCAGCTTTTCTTTCGCCATTTTTAGTTTCCTTCTGGCCCCTTTCGGGGCCATTCTGGTTATCAGATACCGTCCACGTAGGACAGGGTTTCTTTGTACACTGGCTCAACCGCACCGAGCTTGCCGTAGTAGGTCGCAATCTGGTACAGACCACGATACTGAACAGGAACGCTTTGCAGCGGAACCAGTGGATAGCGGACGTATTTCTTATCGTTGGTGTAGGCGACCATACGGTCTTTACCGCCAACCCCGCGCCCTTTCAGCCATTTTACCGCTTTGATTTCCAGCGGAACGCCGTTCTGGTGGAAAGCGATAGTGTTCACAGCCAGATAGGTCAGCAGTGACTGGTTACCCGCTTCGGAAACCTTACGGCTCGCCAGCAATGAATACTGCTCTGGCGGAATGCGCAGATCAGAAGGCACGACGGAATAACCGGATGCTGCCCAGGCATTCGACAGAATGCTGTTTACGCTGTCGAGGATCTCATCGTTGGTGGAGTTAGCCCAGGTCTTCGTTGCGTTGTTCAGCGTCACACCAACGAGATTCGTCAGACCTTTCAAACCAAGCGCTTCGTCTCCGACGTAAACCTGTTCGTCGTTATCCATCTGCCATTTAAGCTGCATCCCGTCGTACTTCTGAGTGTCGATCGGACGGCCTACCTGCTGTGCCGCAGCCAGCTCAACAACAGTCCATCCCAGCTCCATCCCCCAAAGGTTCAGCGGATTGCCGTCTTTACTGATATCAACATTAACGCCAGCAATGGCAGTTGAATCTTTGCCTACCCAGTTTTTACCATTCGGATTAGCGCCAGAACCCGCCACGCCAAAACTGGTATTCGTCCAGCTGGAAATGTCATCTGCGATAGAGACGTCTTCGCGCAACTGGATATCACGTGTCCAGGTATAACCCACCAGTGGCAGATTCAGCCCCTGATCGAGTCGCTCCAGCTCCCCGATGAGAAAGGCACCGGAGCTATCAACGGTTGCCTGATCAAAAGTAATCATTCGTCTGTTCCTTAAATCTTCCAGGAGATTTCTGCGTTGCCGTTAGCGTCACCGGCCCCCGTAAAAAAAGCATCAGGTAACGCGGCTGTTTTGCCTGTCACCTCTGCCGCCGTAATCCCGCCAAGTGGAACCGGGATGGAAGCATCGGCTGATACCACGATGTACACCACGCCCCCTTTTTTAACGGACGAAGCATCAGCACCCACGTTTACCGTCATGTACCCACGCTTCATGGCGTCGCCCGGGAAATTCTTATCAGTACCCACCTGGCGAACCATGTCTGGTTGCGATGTGGTCGGATATGGACGAACGTAGATACCCTTCACCTTGTCGACGGTGTCACCCTCCGCCAGCGGCACGAAAAAGCCGTCAGCGTCGTATTTGCCAGCCAGACCATACGCTGCGAAGGCGTTATCGGATTTAAGGATCACCGGTTCGACGGTTAAGTCCTGCGGGCGAGAGATAGCCCCGGCAATGCCAACAGGCATCCGGTACAGATATGCAGTCATTGGATTATCCTTTGCGGTTAGACCAGAAGTCGGCGTTTTGTTTGTTCAGGGAAGCGATGCTGGTCATGCCCATGCCTGGACGTTGTGCATCGCCCGTGGTGCTGCGGGTGTTTCTCCCTTTTGCAATCTCAGATACGGCGTTAAACGCCATATCAACCGATTGTTTAGGTAATTTGCGGATATCAGCGTCACCGACAACCTGGCGAACCAGTGTTTTGTCTGCTGCCGCCAGCACATCACGTTTAAATGCGGTCGGTTTCACCTTACGGCTCAGATCGATACCCGGGATAATGACTTCAGCGCGATAGGCAGAATCACCAGTAATCGTGGTTTCCTCTTCGTTGTCCTCGCCGTCGCCGGTCGGGTCTTTCTTATCTTTATCATCAGGGGTGTCAGCATTATCGCCCGTTGCCGTTCCTTCCAGCTTAGCCAGCAGGGCCTTGAGCAGGGTTTTGATATCGTCCTCGCCGTCGCCGGTCACATCTCCGCCCATCTCCGGCTTTTTGTCCGGCAATGGCTGTTGCGGTGAAAGGTTAATGTTGAGATTAACGCCGCCAGGCAGATCACCTTCATCACCCGTTACAGCCGCTGGCGCTGAGTCCAGTAGTTCGTTCATGGTGTCCGAGTCACCTGTTTTGATGGCCGTGCGCATGCGGGTCCACCAGCTTTTCTTTTGATTTGCCATTGTGTCTCTGTCTCCAATTGCACAACGATTTCCGGCTCTGCCTTTGGGGACAAGAGCCACATGGTTTCCGGTAATATCGACCTGCTCGGCCTTACCCGGTTCGGTCTGGTCATATTCGGCGTCATAGCCGCAAGAAACTTGCCGTAGACCGTCTTCAACCAGCTGGATGGCGTACTCATCTTTGATGATGATGTCGGCGATCATCAGGTCAGCCTGGTCACCCGTTCCGCGCCGTACGTTTTGCAGGTGCCCCACCGCTAGCTCTTTCCAGTTCTCAGGATTGACCAGCCTAACGTTCCCGTTTTCATCCTCCGGATGCAGGATCGTGATGCTCATCCCTTCGAAGGAGGCAAGCGTGGCCGGATGGAATACCTGCTCAGGAGAGCGCGTTACGACTATCTCACCGAACTTGTCAGGCTTGAGGTTTGGCAGATCAGCAGCGCCGTAAAGCTGCTTACCCGTTCGACCTATCGGCACATCTCTACACAGCAGCGAGCCGTCAGCCAGCTGATAGCGGGTTTCCCCCAGCCGGGTATTGAAAAAATATTTCATGTTTTACCTGCGATTCAGGCGAGATAAGAATGAGGGTTGGGGAAGACGATTTCTTTATAACAGCGGCAGTTCGGGAGCTCGCCAGCGTGACCGGTCATGCCGTCAAGCGTTGGAGGTCGTCCCCATTCGACAAACTTCCCTTCCATCTCCCGATGAGAATGCCGGACGTCGCCATCTTCGGCTGTACGCCAGATATACCCATTCGAGCCGATTGACAGCGCACGCGCCTGATCAAGCGCGCCGGTTGCACGTCCAAGCTCGGTACGGGCGATAAGGTTCGCTCGTGAGCGTGACACGTCACCGGACGCTGCTATCTCTTTCGCGAATGGCTCAGCCCGTCCGCCAGTCACAACAGCCTCAATAGCCTTGTTCTGGATGTTGTACACCCTGTCAGCAGCTTCAAGGGGTAACGATTTGATGTACCTGACCTGCTGCGCGATGATGGACTGCATCACCTGACCTACCGGGGCGCGGTCGACCATGTTGCGCAGCTCTGCGCTGATGTTCCGGCTGTGCTGACGCCACTGCTTTTCATTCTGGCGCGCAATGTCGGCGGTAAAGTTCACAGCAACCTTCGTCGCCCACGGCGTTATAATTTCGCTGTAGCGCTCCAGGGCTTCCATGATTTCGGTGACGCTATCATTTGAACCATCGTAGTGCCCTTTTACGATATCCCCGACCGCCCGCGCTATCTGCCGTAGGCTCGTTCGATATCGGATCTCCGCCTGTCGACTCTGGCGGTTTGTCGACAAGTTCGCCGATGTCGGGCGGCGCTTCGTCTTCGGCATTCTCGATATCCTCGTCGGTAATGGATGCGCCGATGCCAGTAACATCGGAGTTTTCACGCAGGTCGGTCATAGCGGCTTTGGTTGTCATCAGCCCTGCATCCAGCGCATTGACAATCGCCGTGGTGGTATTCACAGCCACCGTTGAGCGGTCCACATCTGACATCTGCCATAGCGGGTTAAACTCAAACGTGAAATCGTCCGGCAGCGGCTTACCGAGCTCCGAACGATGCATAATGTCCAGCACCCGGCGCACTGGCAGGCGTAAGCGACGCTCCTGCAATGAACTGACCCGGTCATAATAGTTGGCAAGGTCTGCGTCACCCGTTGAGAAACCTTTAGGGGACTGTCCGAAGAGGCGCACCAGTGGGATACCAACAGCACCGCTAATTTGCTCGGCGAACTGCGAAAGAATGTCATCCAGACCACTAAAGCTGTACTGGTGGGTTTCGAAGGTATCCTTGGCATCCATTAGCGTCATGCCTTCATTGCTCTGAAACTGGCGGATCAGATCAATGTTTTTCAGCAACGCCTCGAATGCCGGGCCGCCCAGTGCAATAAGCTCACGGAGTTTTTCCACTTTGTAGGTCCGCAGATGCGCTTTGTAGACCAGCTGCGCCGCACCGACAGTGGCGCTGTCGAACGCAGTAAGCCGGTCCCAGATACGCTCTACAACCGACATTCCCCATTCGTTCTCGGTCATCTTCTGCTGGAATGGCAGCGTTACCCCATCGAAGCGAATCAGGCGACTGTGGTGAATACGCCAGGCGGGGATGCCCGTTGCGGTGGTCACCACATCATAAAGCTCAGGCTTGCCGAGATTCGGCCCCATTTCTTTAATGCGGCGGGTCAGTACCGGGTTAATCATCCAGCGGTCAAGCGGAAGAATACCCTTAAACTTGCCTTCACCAATGGTTTCGAGCCGTAGCGGGGTCATGGGCGCCTGACCTTCTATCATGATGAAGCCCACCGCGCCGCCGTAGAGACGAGACCATTTCAGTACGTCGTTCAGCGCATCCCAGATTTGCAACTGATCCAGTTGCGCTTCGAGAGTGCCACGGTCTTTTGCGTCAATCTCAGAAGTGATGCGAATGCCTTTACGGGTCATGTCGTCGGGGATAGCATCTACCGCTTCACCGATGAGCCAGGATGAGCGATAGGACCATTCCACCAGCATACGGTTGCGGCTGGTGAAGTTCGCCCGGTAGGTCGATGCGGAGTGCTGGTTAGGCGTCTGCATCCCCACGCGGGCGACAAAGTTCTCGTAGCCGTCGGCCGTGGCCTGCACCGTTCGTCGCGAGGCTTGTTTGTTTCGTGCCATCAGGCCTGTCTCCCTAGCAGCTCCCAGATATTGAGGGCTGAATTCATTGGCGCGTAGCTGATCATCACCGAGTCGGCGAGGTTCGGCGACCTGGTACCGTCAGGCTGTTTATCCACAACGATTTTCCCCACGCCGTTAATGGAGTAGGTTGGCTGCGAAAGCTCGATGATGAGTTTGTCTTTGCTCTCCATCGTGCTGCTGATGGAGATAATTTCGTCCGGGTTGTAGGCCATACCTTCAACAACGGCGCGGTAGGTATTCCGGAAGAGCTTGCGTAAGTACCACCAGCTCTGTGCCTTGGCGTTGGCGAAGAAATCCTTGTTCAGGCGTGCAGCCTGCCCATTGTCGCCCCGTACGGCTTCGTCATCAGGATCGAATACCGCGCCGCTACCACGAAACGGTGTGGCAAGTATTGGCGGCCTGCGGGCGGCTTTGCGTAATTCGTTAATGACACGCGCATCGCCGCGAACGCCAGCCCCCAGACCGTCCTCGTCGAAGCGAAACTCTTCGAGATTATCCTGTTCACAAAAGCCGAAGACCTTCTCAACAGACTGGTAAATGTCGCTGCCCACGCCGGACCATTCCCGCACATTCTCCAGAAGGAAACCGTGACGGGTTGAAAAGGCGTTTTTGTCCCGACCTTCGTCGGCGACGTCCATCGCCCCCAGTCGTTTGCCAGTTGGCTGGATGCCCAGCCTGATATGTGCATCAACAGCAGCCTGTACCCAGTCTGAGGGGATCAGGACACCTTCCGCTGATGCGCTGTAGTTCAGGTCAAGCTCCTGCGCCACTACCACCGGATTGTCGATTTTCTCGCATTCCCTGCGATACCACTCATCATCCTTACGGGGGTCGCTGCGCCAGTGGAATGTGAATACCGGTATCTTTCCGCCGTGGCGTTTCTGCGCAAACGGGTTCGCCATGCCGTTGACCGAACTCAGGTCAATACGGCAACGGGTGGTTTGCGATAACGCCGCATCAATCAGTAGCGGGCGTTGCAGAAATGCAGCCTCATCCACCAGATAGAGTGTGGTTCGGTCACCACGTCCAATATTGTCACCAGCCTCGCCCTTGATGACCGCGCCTGTCTCAGGAAATTCAACACGCATGTACGGTGCATGCTTCTTCTCATTCCACGACCCACGAAACTCGACGGGCAGCGTCTCCACAAACTTGCGCGCCTTCCAGAACAGCGCCTTAGGGTCACCAGTACTGTCGACATATTCCTCTTTACGGGAACCAAAGCCGATGACCATCTCTTTGTTAAACAGGCAAAGCGAACAGGCCATCCCGATCGCCGTCCAGCTCAGCCCCATTTCACGGGATTTTTCGGTGATACCGTTCTCCCGCTTGCCCCAGCGTTCCATAATCCAGTGAATCCACTCTTCCTGTTTCGGGAATAGCAGAAAAGGGATGGTGACCGGCAGGCCATAATCGATATTACGCGGGTCCGTCGTCATGCCCCAGTCGATGATGAACTGAGCCGGGTTAGTACGATAAAACTGCTTCAACGCGGGCAGCATCTCAGGATGCTGGCGAATGCGCTGTAAGCGTTCCATCCGCCATTCAAACACCATCTGGTAATCTGGATGTTTGAAATCGAAGGAGAATGGTAACGGCATAATTAACCCATCATTTTTTTGTATAGCTCCGCTGCCTGATCAGTTGTCAGATCAGTATTTTTTCCTGGTAGAGGCGTTTTTTCTGGTTCACTGGCAGTACCTATACTCCATGCTTCTCTCTCCAGGCCGATCAACGTTTTCAGGCTGTCGCTCAGGTCTTTCAGAGATTTCACACGGGAAGGCAGACTGATGACTTTTTGATAAGTTTCGTTGAGCCGGTCACGGCCTTTATCGTCAGGAGCGAACATGATGTCACCCAGCTGCTCCAGCGCCCCCACATCAGCACACTGCGCACCAAGTTCATCAAAAAGCGTGTTTGTGAGTTCCCGGGCCCGGCGAATATCGCCCCGGTGATCCATGCGTACCGAGGCTATTACCTCCGCTGTGGCTTCTATCAGTACGCGTTCTGTAAGTTCAGTTTTGGTGCGTACCGTTTTGCGTACTTCCTGTTTGCGTACCAGATCATCAGCCTTTTGCTGAATCCTGGCGTTAAGATCACGGGACCAGTCATCACGCTTTGCGCGCTTGCGGATAGCACCTTCACTAATACCATGATGTGACGCAATTTCACGGAGGGACATCACTCCGGCCCGGTATGCCGTCTCGATGGCCTCCCAGTCCGGTTTTGCCATGATTATGTTCCTAATGCTATAGCTATGAAAAAGCCACCTACAGGTGGCTTTTTCATTTAAATAGTGTCATTACTTTTTATAGTTTTGTCTGTAATGAGCTTTACAGGCCTCAATTGCACCATAAATATCTCGACGATTAGTCAAGGTGGTTTCACCTGCCTTCGCCCAAAATGTTACTTCCGAACCTTCTGCCATAACGGTTTTCTCAGAATATGCTATCGCAAGGACTAGTCCTTCAAATTCTGTTTTATATATCTCATATCGGAACACCCCAGATGTATCGCTATCATCGTTAATTAAAATGGTTTTTTCTAAAAAAAAGACAGTATCCATGGAGGTCCCTCATAATTGTATGTGTTGGATAGCCATCATCTCATAACATAAGGATTTTCAATATTATTGATTCCAAAATTCCTAGCACCATTCCGCGGAAGTCGAAGGCAGGAATAACTGACGGATTATTCAGCGAGGCAAAATTCAGGCATACAAAAGCCAGTCCAAAGTCAGGCTGTTCAGTTTATTAGGTGACGAATCACTTCAGGCATTGCGTCCTGATATAGTCCTGCGCCCCTTCCAGTTGCTTTTGCATTGTTGTCACTCGCTCTTTGAGGGTGAAATAATCCCGTTGAGCGGAGTCTGCCAGTCTGGGGCGGGCTGCATTATCCACGCGGGCGGCGTAGGTGGATTTACCTGTCGGCATTGCGGGACAGGTGGCGTTGACGAACAGGCGACGGCGGCCAGCGGCAACGTCATCGCGCAAAGCATCATTTTCAGCTTTTGCATCGGCGAGTTCCTTCGTGTATTTTTCATCAATGGCGGCAACGTCGCGCTGGCGCTGCGTCATGTCGGTAATTGTCTCGTTCGCCAGCTTCAGGTTGTGAGTAGCAGTATCACGCTGGTACTTGTAAGTGATAGCGTTATTGCGGTAATGCTCTGTTGCCCATGCAAGTGCAGCAATCAGCAAAGTCACTGAGAGTTGCAACCAGTATTTTTTAAGTAATACAGGTAACAGATTCATACCAGCACCGATTTTGCTTTTTCAAAGCGCTCTCGCCGATCTCCGATGCCGTTCTGCCCTCCGTTGATTATCTGTGTAACGCGTACCATGTCGCCGGAATATTTCAGACACCCTTTAGTCGCGAAGAACCACGCTGCACTACGGGCAGCATACGTATCCTGTGCCAGTAGATCCGGATGGGCAACGAGCTCAGTTTTGATCCCGTTACCGCAATCACGGTAGTTGTTCAGACCTGTGATCTGGATAAGTCCACGCCCGCGGTAGTTCCAGCCGTCGCCAGGCCCGTTGTTACCCATTCGCTTGCTGTATACCAGATTAGCTATTGCACGCTGTCGCTCGAGCGGAAGCGCCTTCTCACAGGCTTTTCGCCCAAGAGTACTGGCCTGATCTGGAGTGATTCTCCCGGCGCGGATGAATCCGGTCAGCCCGGCGATACTGTAGTTGAAGCTCTCCACCAGCCTTGTAAAACCAGCGCTTTCATGTCCCGCCTGAGCAATGAACATGGCCTGATCCAGTGGAGCAGTAATACCGAATTCGCTCATTGCCGCCGTAATATGTGGATACCAGCGCGCGGCCAGTTCGGCGCTGATACCAGCCGCCTGCTGAAATTGAGACTCGTTCATGATTAAACCTTGTTATTATCCCCACCGATACGACCACTGATAAACTTCATTGCAAAGCCGCGGATCGCATCCACGCCGATAAGGCCGACGCCGCCACCAATCGCAACAGACAGGGACTTGGGCCAGCCGAAATATTCCAGCGCAGATGAGAAGGTCAACGTCAGGGCACCACATAGCAGAATTTCGAGTGTTTTTTTCTTCCAGCCACCGTTACCGCCAAAATAGGCAATGCGCAGACCGGCCATAAATAACGACATCAGAACAGCGCCCAGCGGCGTATCTCCTCGCCACCAGCTCTGGAACAGCTCCAGCCAGCCCTGCCAGGAATGGGGATCGTTGTGCATTTTCATAAGCCTCACCTCCGATAGCTCGGATGGCGCAGTGTGAAGTAGGAAGGCCGCCAGGTGGATTAACGACAAAACTCAGAGGGATTATTCCGGACGGCACAAACAGAAAAGCCCCGCACGATGGCGGGGCTTGAATTTATTTGGTCGACGATTGAAGCTATGGCGACGATATCAGATTTACATAAAATATATGCTTTTCAGTTCGGTTTTGCAAGACTTTGTACATAATTAGTCGCCTTTTGTTGTGAACGTGATCGTGTTACCGCAATCAATGCACTACTGTCGAGCTTAATAAAACAGCTACGCATTACAAGCCAGTGTGGTAGGTATATCTCCGTCCAGGTTGATTTAGCCACGCCTGCAAGTTCTGCCAGTGCTTGGAATTCGTATGTATCTTTACCAGCCAGATCAGCTTTAACATCCTGCGCTGCAAGCCAGATAAGCTGGCGCAGGCGGTCAATAGTCTTTTTAGCTACCCGCTTACCCTCCAGTTGCTGGCTGAATTGCTCCCAGGCCCACTGTGTTATCTCGATCTGGTGTTCCCAGCAGGTATTCTCACTGTAATTCCACAACAACCACGCCTTGTAGTGTTCATCGAGTGAAAGAACCGCCCGGCGCCATGAGGCAGTGGAATATTCCACAGGCTTCACCAGCGGGATAGCGCTTCCTTTCGCCAGCGACTGCTTGCCGGGGATTGGCGGGTTATTTAACGTTATCCAGCTTTCTGTTTCCTCGTCCCAGATACGCTGTTTTTTTCGGGGATAGTTTTTCGTGTCGAATTGCGCGTTCTCCAGCCAGGCCAAAAGCTGCCCTTTAGTCTCCCCGCTTAAATCGGCTGTCGCTACCATTAGCTGTTCACGTACATACTGGAGGTATAGAGCGTTCATTGAGTAAATCCTGTGAACTGATAAATACGAACAAAATTGCGCAGGATGCGGTAGTCAACCAACACCGACCCCGGACGGCGGTAAATACGGAGGCGCTGCCAGCGCATGCGGAGTATCTCGATCAGTTCTGGTTTCATGCGGCCTCCAGCTTTTTTAGCGCACGCAGATCCGCCAGAGCCGCGAGCCTGATTTCCTTCAGCTCCTCGACCGTCCAGCGGTGCGGGGTGTTATTGTTCTCGAGTGCCAGCACCGCCGCCTCACCGTAACGCTCAACCAGCGCGGCACGATATGCTTCGATGTTCCCTGATTTGTAGACGTTGCAGACATCACACTGAAGATGGATGTTGAAGCGAGTAAAGCGCAGATGCCCGGCGGCGGCCGTACTCCTGTAATGGCCTGCATGCCATGCGAATGCCGTCTTCGTTCCACAGGAGATGCAACCGAGTCCTTCTGCCAGTTCGGTTTCGCGGCAAATGTCATTTACGGCGCGCTGCGTCAAGTCAATCCAGTGTTTCAGCGGCTTAACCGCGGCTTTCCGCTGGCGCCAGGCGGCGCGTTCTTTTTTCTCAGCGGCGCGCTGAAGGGATTGCGCCTTACGTTGCGCGGCTTCGCGAGCTTTTCTGGTCTGTTCTTTGCCGACGGCGCTGGCGCACTGGTACGAGCAAACGATCTGCCCCTCGCGTATCGGGTGAAACCACTGGCGGCATTCTTTGTTTGCGCACTTACGGCGCGGTAATTTAGCCATGTTCACCCCCAGACCTTTTGGCGTAAGGATTTTGGCGTCCGCACCCGGTGTGCATATTCAGGTAATTTCGCGCTGACAGTCCAGGTAATGAAGTCAGGGTTCAGGCTCTTTTCTGTCCTTATGCCCCGCTTCTGATAATCCGATATCAGAGTGTCGGCCTGCTCGGTTGTACAGTCGTGATGATGGAACCAGGAGTATTTCATCGCCATCACCCCGCAAAGCTCATGAGCTGGGCGGCGGCGTTCTCGGCCTCGCGCTGAGTACGGAATGTACGTGATAAAATCCAGCGCCAGAGAACATCAAGCGCGGATTTATACAACTGCTGAAATTCGACCTCATCCATGCTGGAAAAAGCGATGCTGCGGGGATGTTTGCGAAGGGTGCCGTCCGGTAACTGGATGGCGTCATAGTGACCAGCCTCAACCGTCACCCATGCGCGGTATGCATCGAAAGATTTACAGAGGCTAATTCCGTTTGTTACCCGGCGGTTTGCAATCTGTTCCAGATACTGTTCAGCCGCATCCAGTAATGCGCTTTCATTCCCGCCATATGCAGCGAGAAACTTTGCATAACCGTTTACCAGTTTGCGCTCATTGGCAGAAATGGCGCCGCCGGTGGGTTCCCAGTATTCAAACCCAAGATTAAGCAACGCAAAAAAGCGGCGATGGAATGCAGGATTCCTCACCTGACGGAACTCAGCCACCAGCACGGCGCCGAGTTTGATTTTTGATTGCAGAATATCACTGGTCTCCGGCGTAGCGGGGATCAGAATTCCAGATGACTGCTTGATGAGTTGTAATTCGTGCGCCATGGTGTTCTCCGTGGCGCAGCAGGTGCAGGTTGTTCAGGCCTACATTTGAAGTGTATCAAAGCAACGGGTAATTCGATAGCCTGCCTTTTCTAACATTTGCGTAAATAATGTTGGAGTTCCAACTATGTCATCAGGGTGAAGGGGAACAAAAGATATCTCGTCACCACGACGATACATCAGAGCGCGTCCGCTATCCGGAATACTACCGAACCTTGCCACTACACAATGATCGTAACAACGTATAACCGCATACCCTGATTCTGGTAAGTCTTCTAACATGTAACCCCCGTCACACTGACTTTATTTCTGGAAACGTCTGCGACTCCACGATGCTTAATATGCATAAAACCAGTCGTCAGCGCTTTCCCACGTTTCCTGCAGAATGCTCTGTATACGTTTTTTATCGCCATCAGCAGCACCGACGATACTCAGACCATCCTGACTGCCTCGACGGATGGTTAAGTTGCAGTTTTCATACTGATTCTGGAGACGGGTAATTAATTCTTTTTCAAGCGCAGGAACGGCACCTTCCGGAAGCTGTTTTGTCCGGCTGATAACAAGTTCAATTCTCATAATTCCCTCTACATTTAACTACTGTATATAAACACAGTATACCTGTTAGAAAGAATATTCAAGAGGTGAATAGCACTTTTTGCAAAAGCTAGCATGTTGTTTCATATCAGATTTTAGGCGAAAAACCCGCCGCAGCGGGTTATGACGCAACACTTCATGCCGGAGTTTTCCGGTCCGTCTTGTTGTGAACCTCCCAGAGACTAATGCCACAACTGAACACAAACTCAGCCAGATAATTTAAGCCGGACCATTCCCGGATGCCGCCGCGCGCCGCTTCCACAAATACAGCGATATCCTGATCACGCCACACTCCAAACAGGCGCCAGCCGCCACTGTCAGTCTTAACGGCTGCTATACGCGTCAGAACACCAGTCTGGTACAGGTCAGTGAACGCAGGTTTCTTCCTGGTTATTATTCGCATATCTACAAACCTAAGAAATGTTGATTACAAATCACTGATTCGTATTTTTTGATTTTTCACTAATGCCGATCACAGGACCGGCATGTAGATACGGGACATTAGCTCTGCTCTGGTTCTGGTGCTGCTGGCAGCGGCATCCAGTGCGTAACCAAGATATGCTCAATGCAGTTCATCTGATTGCCGCCTCGCATGTCAAAAAATAGTCCAGAATGCTCATCAAAATATGAAACATAACGATATCCCAACTTGTTATGAACAATTACTTCTTGCTCGTCTTCTGGCATCCGCTCACTACAGCTTATCCAACCATCCGGAATTACCGGCGCTGACTGCTCTTTAATATGCAGTCGTGGCTCACCGTCTTTCGGTTCAGGCCATTCGCGCTTCTTGTTCACCGCCAGCTTTTCCACCATCGCCAGGGCAATCTGCTCGTCAGTAATACCAGCGCGGCGTTGTGCATCCCATAACAGGAATTGCATATCAGCCCATTCGCTGAGGTCGCTAGGTTCTGCGGCAGTTTCCAATGCCTCTTTCGAGAGGTGCTTCAGTGGACCGATGGGGCCAACATCGCCGAATGTGGCATCAGACCATTCAGCATGTTCACGGCGAATACGTTCGCGTTCTGGTACTGGTTGCGAGACTGTGTATAACGGGATAACGCGATACATATCAGCATCCTTACTGACAGGTTCAACTGTGAACATTTCGCAAAAACCGAATGTACGTAAATCCCGCAGTTCTTCAGCGTCAGTCCACGCCACAGGTTCAGCGGTAAGCGCTGCCAGCGCACGCTTCAGCACAATAAGAATTTTGGCGTCGTCATCGTTCAGGCCAAATGGAATATCGTCGCGAGTGTTTTCAAATTCAGCGATGGTCTGCTGTAGCCATTCTTTGGTAATAGTGGTCATCTCAATACATCCTCCACACTGATTAACCCCTTACGGCTCAAATAGTCCATTGCGGCACCGTATAACTTGCTGTTCGGCTTGGCGTTTCTGAGTGAGTGGGCCAGACGCTTAATCCACATCGTGAATTCTTCCACTTGCTTTTCTGCTTCTTCCAGTTGCTCCCGCGCATCCCGCATATCATCACGCAGCGCCAGCGCTACGGCCTCTGTTGCGTCTTTTTCCCGCTGGAGTTGAATATTCTCGTCAAGCAGCGCCAGCATGGTGGCGGGGTTGGCTGCGGCGATAAATTCCGCGTCACGTTTCTCAACAGTATGGGCCAACGTCACTTCTTCACCGCAAAGAGAAAATGGCGTTACCGTGATGCCATTGAACAGTGATGAGGTGCGGCGCCAAGTCCCCGGCGTAGCCTTTTCCGCCACTTCACGCAGCGCACGTTTGTCGATTGTCATGCTGCACCTCCAAAAATCCATTGGTTACCTGCGTGCGCCTGGAATTTGCAGGACGTATCAGGCATAACCAACTCATGAACCACTTCGCCTGTTTCAACAAAGTAGTAGTTGCTGTCTGTAACGTTGTTGATGAAGAATGCCTCACGCTCGCGCCATGACATCTCACCGAGAATACGCTGCACCTTTTTGGTGATTGGTCGGTAATCAGGTTCTATGCCAGCCAGTTTTGCCGCCGCGTAGTTGTGGTGGCCATCCATCAGGATGGTGTATTGCTGCCCACGCAGAACTATCGGGTAAACAGATACGATAAAACGCTTAAATCTTGCCGCTCTGTCGTTTACCTTTGCCTTGTCGAGGTAGCGCTGACTGCTGATAAGCGGACCTTTGATGTTGCTCATTGGGCTACCCCCTTGTTGATGCTCATTTTGGATGCTCCATAAACCTGCATTACCTGGCTTTTCTCCAGTGCCGGTAGCGCTGAAAATCCGGTTGTCTTGTTGCAGCTATAACGCTTCAGGTCATAATCAATTACTGCCCGCTGGTCACGAAAAACGCCGCACCGCCCGTGGCGGATGAAACCTCCGCGCACTAACGCGATCTGCAGATATTTCTCCGCCGTGGTTCGGTGCACGCCGAAAATCGCAACGACGTCGTTCGTCGTGATGCGCCCCTGCTCTTTCACCAGACCGATAATCCGCTCAAGAATAATCATCCGTTCGCTGTGTGTTTTAGGTCGGGCCATTTTTAACCCCTTATTTCACAATCCGGAGGTGGCTAACGTTTTTCCGGTAGCTTCCCCAGTCAAAATTCACCCACATCCCTCCGTCCATCTGGAGGCGATCGATAACCCTCGCGCCCAGTGAATCCAACAGCCCCTCGTGGTTAAGATTCGTCAGAACGCCAACAGGTCGCATCGATGAGAGACGGCGATCGATAACCTGATTGAGAATGACCTTCTCACCACTGCTCCCGCGCTGAATACCGACTTCATCCAGTACCAGCAGGTCAACTTTGCAAAGGTCATCAAGCAGGGACGCTTCTGATTGCCCACCGTCGTAGCACTCACGAACCCTGAGCATCAGGTCAGGAATGGTTACCACCAGAACGCTATGACCGCCGGCCAGCAGATGATTTCCGATTGCCGCCGCAAGATGGTTTTTCCCGGTTCCCGGACCACCACTGAACACAAAGCTCGCAAATCCACTACCGAAGTTCTGGGCATAACTTTTTGCCATCGTGTACGCTTTTCGCTGCCCCTCCCCGCTTACTTCATAGTTAGCAAACGTACAGCTACGATGGAGATCCTGAATGCCAGATCGCCCGAAAATCTTCTCGGTGCGGGATTTCTGATTCATCCTGTCAAGCTCTTCACTGCGTTTACGCCCTTCGGCTTCCTGCCATGCCCGCCACTCATCAGCAGTCGAGAATTTCGGCTGCACACTGGCTGGGATAATTCTTTTCAGGCGATCAAGCGCACTGCCAGTACCGATTACGTTTTTCATCGTTACCCCCTGAATCCGGTAGGAATGGTTTTGTCTGGCGCAGAAATGTGGTTCACATCTCTGCCAGCTCTTCGGTCGTTGAGAGCGAACTTCGGTTTGAATAGTCCCTGGTAGCCGTTGGCAATGCTTGTGTTGATGACGTTTACCGGATCGTGGCCTTCATCCAGGCACTCCTTCAGAAGCCTGAAAGCTTTTGTTACCGTCAGTTCGGTTTTTATGGGCTTTCCGGATTGCTGGCGGTAGGTGACCCATTCGTTCCACGACGCAGCATTCAGCCATTCGGGAACAGGAATACTCAACGGATCAAACTTCACTTTTCCCTTAGGGGGATTAAAGGGGGTTAGATCTTTTATATTTGTCTTTGGAATAATGTCTTTGGTGTTCCCTGTTTTCGGGGATGCCCTTCCCCCTTTTCGGGGATAACTATCCCCGTTTTCAGGGATGGCTGAATGGGGTAAAACGCTATCCCTGTTTTCAGGGATAACTATCCCCGTTTTCGGGGATGCCCTTCCCCCTTTTCGGGGATAACTATCCCTAGTTTCGGGTACAGAAATAATCCATGTGGCAATTTCATCATCAGGAAAAGACACCGGACATTTTGAGCAATGTGGCTTGGAATAAGCCCATTTATCCAGGTTTGTATTAATCCCTATGTATCTTGTTTGACCAATACGGCGCAGGATAATGATGTTACGATAGGCAAGACTCAGCACCGCTTCGGATACGTGCTTTACCTTCAGTGCTGTCTTATCTGCAATGAGGCTGTTGGCAATACGATCTGATTTTTTCGACCAGCCATAAGTCAGCCGGATAATCGCATTCAAAACACGGAACTCACGCCCCGATAGTTCAACGATACACAAGGCGTCCTGGATCTGATTAGCTAAACGTAAATAGCCATTTTCCAGATCAGCCATACGGCACTCCTGTTGCGTCGGTACCGGCGCAGGGAATTTGTATATTTCAGCGGTATTTGACATACTCATCTCCGCAATTACCTACCGTTTTTGCACCAGAAAGCCGTTGGTGACCCCTCACCGCGGCTTTCGCCTTTTTGGTTGCTGTCATTTTCAGTCCCACCCCAGCGCATCCGGCCTGGCTCGTTCAGCCTTTAGCCCGGCATCAGCGAGAATCTCTACAGCTGTGAGATAGTTTCTGGATACCAGTACCGCCTCAGGTGGCGCGGCCTGAATCCCAAGAAAAGCCAGCTCTTTCGCCATGTTGCAGAAATATCCCTCAGCTTTACGCCTGCTGACTGTCGACTCGCTGATGCCCATATGCTCGGCGTATGATTTCTGCCCTACTGATGCAAGCCGGTTGAGCAGGACACTCTCTATCTCAACCGGGTTGATTTCTGGTGGGTCTAACTTTCGTGCAATTGCGTTCTCCATGGGTAAATATCCTCTATGGTTATTTGGCTGATGCCTCTTGGCTTGGTAAGCCATCGGTTGGGTTTGGGTAGAGATCAGGACGCAGTTCGTGTGGGGTGACTTTCCAGTCAATAGCTCTTGCCACTCGAACTACAAGTTCGCCGGGAACTTTGTTTTTAAACCAGCCGTTAACGGTCTGAGCACGGCGACCAAGTCGGCGTCCCAACTCAGCCTGGCTACACACGGAAAGGATCTTGCGTTGAACAGTTACTTTCATTGGTCGGTCTCATTGAGTGAAGATACAACCAATTATTCAAATTTAATCGATACTGTCAAATTATTTCGATAGCCATACCTACAGAAAAAATCTGTATAATGAAACCATGTAATTGTGCGAGAACGAAAAATGAACTTTGGAGAGCGTTTACAAAGAGTGCTTAATGAGACTGGGATCACCCAATCTGAGTTAGGTCGTAGAGTCGGCGCTACCTCTCAATCAGTTAATGGTTGGTGTCAGTCCGGCATTCTTCCCCGAAAAGATATCTTAGAGTTGTTACCTAAGGCCACGGGTAAGCCGTTGTATTGGTTCTTCATGGAGGATGATGAGGAATCGGATGTGCCTGAACGTCTAACACAAGGTGGTCCAACAGATCTCAATGACCGACAAAAGCGGCTCTTAGAAATATTTGATCAGCTACCGACTGTTGAACAAGACCGTTTTATTGAGCTGGCAGGCACCAGACTTCAAGAACTAGACGATTTCATGGCTGAATACCAAAGACGCAGAAAAATCGAGCCTCCTTCTCGCTAAACCAGCTTTAAAACTACTAACCGCCTTAACTGGCGGTTTTTTTATGTCATTAATTCACCCACATCTCGCTTTCTTAATCTTCCCTGTAAAATTAATCATCAAATTTAATTGACATGTATCGATTGAATCGATAATACTTAACCTATCAAACGCAGCAACGAGTCATCAAGGCAGGACGCCCACGAAGTAGCCGCCCGGGGCATACGAAGACCGGGATGAGATGGCAAGGTTAACGCGCAGCAGGTGATAAACGTTCCGCTGGCCGGCGATAAGGCAAACGAGGGTGAGAATGATTGATTTCGCACGTAAACCAGCTCGACAGCAGGCTGTCCCGCTCAACCGGATTGAGGTTTTAATCCGCCGCCTCTGCTACCTGCTGGCGCAGAAAGGAGATCCGGATGCTTAAACAATGCGGTTACTGCCGCAAATCCATTGATGAAGGCAAAGAAGTAAAAAACACACTTCTCTATCGCAACGGCTCGCAACTGGCGAGCAAAGAAAAGGAATATTGTTCCAGGCAGTGTGCTGAATACGACCAGATGGCGCACGAAAGTTAAATAGTAGATCCGAAATATGAAATGAAAAATTCGCCATTAATTTGGCGTGGCTTCATACACCCTGAATTTAAGACTGGAGAAATTATGGAAATCGTAAAAATCGAAATGAACCTGAAAGCAGTTAATAAGAGCATTGCTTTATTCAATTGCGAAAAGAGAGTCTCAGGCGTTATTCACTCAAATTCAACTGGCGAAACCACTGTGATTCTCGACGGTGGATATGTACTCGGAAAGTTCGACAGTCCTCATTGTGCTGTAAAAGCCATTTCGCTGCTCACAGTCAAGGTAAGTGATGGAGAACAAGCAGGGTTTGGTAATTACCGAAGTTACAAGCTTGATTACTCAGAAAAATTTTATCAGACCATCCATTAAGAAAACGCCCACCGAAGCGGGCGTGCCCTGTCCGGTCCAACCGACCAAAGCGAACCGGACCTAACAACCAGATATATCGGGGTGCTGTTAAGGCACCTCCATTCTACACGAATTGAGGACAAAACAATGAGTGGAACTAATCCTGTATTTTTAGTCCGCAAAGCAAAGAAATCATCAGGCCAGAAAGACGCTGTACTCTGGTGCAGTGATGATTTTGAAGCGGCAAATGCAACACTGGATTATCTTCTGATTAAATCCGGTGCGAAGCTGAAAGATTATTTCAAAGCTGTCGCTACTAATTTCCCTGTCGTTAACGAGCTGCCGCCGGAAGGCGAACTGAGCCTCACTTTCTGCGATTACTATCAACTCGCTAAAGACAATATGACCTGGACGCAAATCCCCGGCGTCACCCTGCCATCATCTGAAGCCGCCGCCGCGGCGCGCCAGCATATCGTCGATGGTGTTGATACCGAAACAGGCGAAGTGCTGGAAGACCACACCGAAAATTTTGGTAACGAAAGCAACAGCCCTGCCCAGGCAACAGCCCCAGCCCCCGAGCTGACTGTTGTCGCAACTATGCCTCTCCGTCACCGCGTTCTTGCTCAGTACATAGGTGAAGGTGAGTATCTTTATCACGTCGACGCCTCCCAGAAAAAAGAAATTCTGCGTCTCGAAATGGACACCGATAATTCATATGTCCAGAACTTGCTGCTTGCCGCCGAGAATGTTGAAGCGTTCAAGAAAGCCATTGAACACGATGTTCATAAGGTAGTTAATGCCATCAAAAAAGTATTCCCTGTCGATGGAAAAACTCCTGAACTGGCGACTGTTATCCAGTTCCTTAAAACATGGTTCGAGACGGAGCATATCGATCGCAGTTTGCTCGTTAAGGAGTGGGCGAAAGGCAACCGTGTATCGGCTATTCAACGCACTGAAAGCGGCGCCAACGCTGGCGGTGGCAATAAGACTGACCGTAACCCTGATTACGAACACACTCTCGATACTCTGGACGTAGAGATTGCAATGGCCACTTTGCCTATGGACTTTAATATCTATGAGCTACCTGGCAGCGTTTACCGTCGCGCAAAAGAAATCGTAAAGAAAAAGGAAAGTCCGTTCAAAGAATGGTCCGCAGCACTTCGCGCAACGCCCGGTATCCTGGATTATTCCCGCGCCGCTATTTTCGCGCTGATCCGAAGCGCACACCCTGAGTTTTATCACTACCCCGGACGCCTTCAGGGGTATATCAACGCCAACTTAACGGAGACTGATCACGAGAACCCCACCGAGGAAGCTCTCACGGCTGCCCGACACACTCCGGAAAAAGACGCGGTAGAAGAAGCCAACCGACAGCTTGCCGCCGCGCGCGGTGAATATGTGGAAGGCATCAGCGACCCGAACGACCCAAAATGGGTGAAGACCGGGACAAGCCAGCCGACCACCGAACCTGAACTGGTTAAAAATGTTGGCAACGGTATTTTCGACGTGTCCGCTTTAATGCAGAACTCATCAACTCATGGCACAGAAACGAATCCGGAGACCACCAGCAATGTGCAGGTTCAAAAAGCTGACAGTGATGAAAAACAGGCTGGTGATGCGGTGCAGGCAGGCGAAGGCGATCTGGGTACTGGTAAAGAAGCAGTTACCGTAGAGAACCAGAATCAGGCTGAGACGCACCAGAACAACGATTCTGTGAGCCAATCTGAACCTGAGGCGCAACAAAACGTACCGGAATCGCAACAAGAAGAGCCAGAAGCAGCCTGGCCGGAATACTTCGAGCCGGGCCGCTATGAAGGTGTACCAAACGAGGTTTACCACGCCGCCAACGGGATCAGCTCAACTCAGGTGAAAGATGCTCGCGTGTCGCTGATGTACTTTAACGCGCGTCACGTAGAGAAGACTATCGTCAAAGAGCGCTCTCCAGTGCTTGATATGGGCAACCTGGTACATGTTCTGGCTCTACAGCCGGAAAACCTCGAAGCAGAGTTCAGCGTAGAGCCGGAGATCCCTGAGGGTGCTTTCACCACCACCGCCACCCTGCGCGAGTTCATCGACGCGCACAACGCCAGCCTGCCAGCGCTGCTGAGTGCTGACGATATCAAAGCGCTGCTGGAAGAGTACAACGCCACCCTGCCGTCGCAGATGCCGCTTGGAGCTTCGGTAGATGAAACCTATGCATCGTATGAGCAGCTTCCCGAAGAATTCCAGCGCATTGAAAACGGCACCAAACATACAGCCACGGCGATGAAAGCCTGCATCAAAGAGTACAACGCCACCCTGCCCGCGCCGGTTAAAACCAGCGGCAGCCGTGACGCGCTGCTGGAGCAACTGGCAATAATCAACCCTGACCTGGTCGCTCAGGAAGCGCAAAAATCGTCGCCGTTGAAAGTCTCTGGCACGAAGGCCGATCTGATTCAGGCCGTGAAATCAGTCAACCCGGCAGCGGTATTCGCCGACGAATTGCTGGATGCGTGGCGGGAGAACACCGAAGGGAAAGTGCTGGTCACCCGCCAACAGCTCAGCACCGCGCTGAACATTCAGAAAGCCCTGCTGGAGCACCCGACCGCCGGCAAATTGCTGACTCACCCAAGCCGCGCTGTCGAGGTTAGCTATTTTGGGATTGATGAGGAAACCGGGTTGGAAGTTCGGGTACGCCCTGACCTTGAGCTCGATATGGGCGGCCTGCGCATTGGCGCCGACCTGAAAACTATTAGCATGTGGAACATCAAGCAGGAAGGCCTGCGTGCGAAGTTGCACCGGGAAATCATCGATCGGGACTATCACCTGAGCGCGGCCATGTACTGCGAAACTGCGGCGCTGGACCAGTTTTTCTGGATTTTCGTCAACAAAGACGAGAACTACCACTGGGTCGCCATCATTGAGGCGTCTACCGAGTTGCTGGAACTTGGCATGCTGGAATACCGCAAAACAATGCGAGAGATAGCAAACGGCTTCGACACTGGTGAATGGTCAGCGCCTATCACAGAAGACTACACCGACGAACTGAACGATTTTGATGTGCGCCGCCTTGAAGCGTTGCGCGTACAGGCATAAGGGGAAAATCATGGAAAACACAAATATTGTTACCACTGAGCAGCAGGCACCAAACACCATTTCTGCCAGTAACGCAATTTTTAACGTTCAGGCACTGGGTCAGTTAACAGCTTTCGCTAACCTGATGGCAGACTCACAGGTGACGGTACCGGCACACCTTGCAGGGAAACCAGCCGACTGTATGGCTATCGTCATGCAGGCTATGCAATGGGGCATGAACCCTTACGCTGTGGCGCAGAAAACACACCTGGTTAACGGTGTTCTTGGTTACGAGGCACAACTGGTCAACGCAGTAATCGCAAGCTCCAGTGCCATTCATGGCCGTTTTCATTACCGCTATGGGGGTGACTGGGAGCGCTGCACCAGGACACAGGAAATCACACGCGATAAAAACGGTAAAAATGGGAAGTACACCGTCACTGAGCGCGTTCGTGGCTGGACAGATGAGGACGAGATCGGCCTGTTCGTTCAGGTTGGTGCCATTCTGCGAGGTGAATCTGAAATCACCTGGGGAGAACCTCTTTACCTCTCCGGCGTTGTTACCCGCAATTCTCCGCTATGGGTTTCAAACCCTAAACAGCAAATTGCCTATCTGGGCGTTAAATATTGGGCTCGCCTGTACTGCCCGGAAGTGATCCTCGGCGTGTACAGCCCTGATGAGGTTGAGCAACGAGAAGAACGCGAGATTAACCCTGCTCCAGTCCAGCGCATGAGCGTACAGGAAATCACCAGCGAGGTTAGCACCAGGACCAGCGCGCAGGAGTCGGCAGCTAACGTTGATGCTGTTGCCGACGATCTTCGCGAACGCATTGATACAGCAAGTTCCGTTGATCAGGCAAAAGCAATCCGTGCGGATATCGAATCACAGAAAGCGTTGCTGGGTACTGCGCTGTTCACCGAATTAAAAAACAAAGCAGTGAAGCGCTATTACCAGGTCGATGCACAGAACAAAGTCGAGGCAGTGATCAACTCAATTCCAAACCCTGGCGAACCGGAAGCCGCAGAGATGTTTGCTAAAGCTGAAAGCACGCTTGGCGCTGCTAAACGTCATCTTGGCGACGAACTGCACGATAAGTACCGCGTCACCCTGGACGATATGAAACCGGAATACATCGGCTAATTGCATCGGGAGGGGTTACGCCCTCCCGCCTGAGGAGGTTTTATGCGCCTTATAAATCGCAGTAAGCAATCGCCATTGGGCCGTCGCGCATGTGATGTTGCACTGGCGGCGCATCATGAAAAGTTCGGCGATTACGGCAGACAAAAGCACGTTACCAATTACACCGTTGTAGTGGATGGCGTAAAGGTGCCTGTTGAAGTAGTTAACCGGGCCACCAGCTACGTAGCCACCGCAATGATCGGCGTCCGGAAACTTAGAAATCTGCCAGCACAGGCAAACTGAATATTAGCGATGGCCCGCTGCGGGGCCACTGGAGAAAACGATGAGCAACATTATCCAACTGACGCCAAACAAGTGGGTTAGCGAAAAAGTTCTGATTGCGGTTACCGGGCTTAAGCCCGGAACCATTACCCGCGCCAGAAAAGAATCCTGGATGCTGGGCCGCGAGTACCTGCACATTTCACCAGACGGAAATCCGAAGCCTTCGAGCGAATGCATATACAACAGAGAAGCCGTTGATCAGTGGATCGAGGCGCAGAAAAAAAATCAACCAGGTGCGAAGACAACATGAAAAGCAGTACACTCGTCAATGCTCCTGGACGTCAGGAGGGATTAATGGCTAATGCATCATACCCGACAGGCGTCGAAAACCACGGCGGTTCGCTCCGCATCTGGTTTCTGTATAAAGGTAAACGTGTCAGGGAAAACCTTGGTATCCCTGACACTGCAAAAAATCGCAAGATAGCTGGCGAACTGCGTTCTTCGGTTTGTTTTGCGATAAGGATGGGGAATTTTAACTATGTGGAAAAATTCCCAAACTCACCGAACCTTGCCCGGTTCGGTCAGGATAGAAAGGAAATTACTGTGCTGGAGCTTACCGAAAGATGGTCCGAGCTGAAGAGAATGGAGATCAGCTCTAATACCATGAGTAGGTACGAATCTATCATAAAAAACATGCTTCCACTCATCGGCGAAAACAAAATGGTTTCTGCGGTGACTACTGAGGATTTGCTGTATGTCAGGAAGGAGTTGCTGACGGGCTTTCAGGTAATGAAGAAGGATCACCGGACTCAGGTTAAAGGCCGGAAATCGTCCACAGTGAATAATTACATGATGCTGATGGCCGAGATCTTCCAGTTTGGAACAGATAACGGCTATGCAAAGGAAAACCCGTTTAGCGGAATTAACCGTCTCAAGAAAGCGAAAGGGGAACCAGATCCACTCACGACAGACGAGTTCATCAGGTTTATCCAGGCATGCGGACACCAGCAGATGAGAAATCTCTGGTCACTGGCAGTCTATACCGGAATGAGGCATGGGGAGTTGTGCGGTCTGGCCTGGGAAGATATCGATCTGCATGCCGGGACGATCATTGTGAAGCGCAACCTTACCCAGACGGATGAGTTCACCCTGCCAAAAACCGACGCAGGTACTGACAGGGTGATATATCTCATTCAACCAGCTATTGATGCCCTGAGGAATCAGGCCCAGTTGACACGCCTTGGCCGGCAGTTTGAGGTTGAAGTGAAGTTGCGGGAATATGGACAATCTGTCATTCAGCCCTGCACGTTCGTATTCAGCCCTCAATGCGTCAAACGTGGACCTCGCACAGGATATCACTACGCGGTTAATTCCATTAATAAAATTTGGGCCCCGATAATCAAGCGTGCCGGCATTCGTTACCGTAACGCGTATCAGTCACGACATACCTATGCATGCTGGTCATTATCAGCTGGTGCTAACCCAAACTTTATAGCAACGCAGATGGGGCATACCGATGCACAGATGGTTTACAAGGTGTATGGAAAGTGGATGTCAGAGAAGAGCGCAGAACAGGTTTCTCTGCTCAACCAGGCACTTTCCCGCTATGCCCCATCACTGCCCCAAAGCATGGTAGCAGCGCAGTAGAAATCCTTAAATTCAAGGGGTTAGCAGTCGCATCGCTACATTTTTATAACATGGGGCACGAAATGCGCTCGACCCTAAAGACAGCTTATGGTGTGATCGGGGTTCAATAAATCGCTAAACAAGGTATACTCCAGCGGTTTTCTTAGTTGTTTATTGTACTAAACGCTCCCGTGAGAGGACGCAACAGCGCACCTATGACACAATTCGCTTCTCCTGTTCTGCACTCGTTGCTGGATACAGATGCTTATAAGTTGCATATGCAGCAAGCCGTTTTTCACCACTACTATGATGTGCAGGTAGCGGCTGAGTTTCGTTGCCGTGGCGACGACCTGCTGGGTATTTATGCCGATGCTATTCGCGAGCAGGTGGACGCGATGCAGCACCTGCGCCTCCAGGAGGACGAGTTCCAGTGGCTCTCCGGCCTGCCCTTTTTTAAACCGGATTATCTGAACTGGTTACGCGAGTTTCGCTATAACCCGGCTCAAGTCTGTGTCACCAACGATAACGGCAAGCTGAATATTCGCTTAACCGGCCCGTGGCGTGAAGTCATTATGTGGGAAGTACCGCTGCTGGCCGTGATCAGTGAGCTGGTTCATCACTACCGCTCGCCAAACGCGGGCGTTGATCAGGCGCTCGACGCGCTGGAAAGTAAGCTGGTTGATTTCACTGCGTTAACCGCCAATCTCGATATGTCCCGCTTCCACCTGATGGACTTCGGCACCCGCCGCCGTTTCTCTCGTGAAGTGCAGCAGGCGATAGTTAAACGTCTCCAGCAGGAGTCATGGTTCGTCGGCACCAGCAACTATGATCTCGCGCGTCGCCTGGCGCTGACGCCGATGGGCACTCAGGCGCACGAATGGTTCCAGGCGCATCAACAAATCAGTCCGGACCTGGCGACCAGCCAGCGTGCCGCGTTGGCCGCCTGGCTTAACGAATATCCGGACCAGCTTGGTATCGCATTGACAGATTGCATTACAATGGATGCGTTTTTACGCGATTTCGGCATTGAATTCGCCAGCCGTTATCAGGGGTTACGCCACGACTCAGGAGACCCTGTCGCATGGGGCGAAAAGGCGATTGCCCATTATGAAAAGCTGGGGATTGATCCGCTGACAAAAACGCTGGTCTTTTCAGATAACCTTGATCTGCCAAAGGCGGTCGAGCTCTATCGCCATTTCGCCTCTCGCGTGCAGTTAAGCTTCGGCATCGGTACCCGCCTGACCTGCGATATCCCTCAGGTAAAACCGCTCAATATCGTGATTAAACTCGTGGAATGTAACGGAAAGCCGGTGGCTAAACTTTCCGACAGCCCCGGTAAAACGATCTGTCATGATAAAGCGTTTGTGCGCGCGCTGCGTAAAGCGTTCGATCTCCCGCAGGTGCGTAAAGCAAGTTAA